GGCCCGTGCTACGATCAGTCGGTTAAGTTGATCGCAGTATAAGCACGCCAGTCACGTATCGTGACATTGTACGATGTCAGTACGTCATAACGATCCCATGTAGTATCGGGAATCGGAAGACGGACCTCGTCGTAACGCTTTGGTAGATTTCCAACCTGCCTCCGCGTAACTCCTTTGGAGTCTATCCACCCGATTGTTGCTAAGAGGTAAACGCCGATTAAATTCGACGCCCACATTGGCAACAACTGACCTTCTCGATTGAACAGGCGAAGCACCTTTTTACGGGTGCGTATGCAACGGAGCCACCGTGCCTTGGCATGTACTTCTCGGTACATGTCGTAAGGCACTTTAACTCCTGCATCGTCCATTTCGTCGATAGGTACAAGGTGGCGACGCCACTTCTTTGGCAGGATAAGAGCAATGGTCGTCGGCAAAGGAACTTGCCACCTCGCAGACCAGCGATTAAGCCGGTTTATGAGGCTGTACATTTCGGGACGCGAACGCAATGTTTTAGCGTACACACCCCGGACGTCATCGCCCTTATAACAATCGGACCCACAGGACTCACGGAAACTCCCAGTGTGGAAAGACTTGGCCTCGTTCGGGCTATGCCCTAACGCCGCTAGGATCTCAACCACTTTGGGATAGAGCTCTGTGGGACAAATAATATCATCACCGAAAACGCCAAACTGCTCGCGAGCGAAAGAGACCTCTCGGGGATCAAACCCTTCGAGTTCTGCTATCGCAAGGAGCATAAGGCTAAACACATAAGTCATGACAGGAAAGGTAAAACCATTCCCCATACATGACATCATGTGCAGATGATGATATTCCCCGTCGATCTCAACCCTCTGACTCCTACAGTCCATCATGGCACCGTAGACAGCCGGAGGGAAGATGTACATAAACATCAGCATCGAATTTAAATCCGAAGCAGATGTAAGATCGACGGTCGCCGATTTCCCGTCAAAGGAAGCCCTACGTGCCATTCTCCGATTCCTCAAAGGTTGGACTTTCTTTGAGTACCGGAAGCGTGCGCGTAACACTTGGTTAAAGTGCTCAGCTAACGCCTTTTGGAACAGCATGTTTAGTGAGGCTTCAACGTTGATCGTTCGATCAATTTCGGAGTTCTTACGCACATGCGTAAGGCGAGAGCCACGTACCACTGTCAGAGCGTCATCTCCGCATTTGTGAACTCGAAGCATTTCTGCAGCGAGCCACGCGGTATTTTGACGCAAGAATCTTCTGTACTCACGGTAGAGCACAGCTGACGTGGTGGTCATCGGGTTAAAGAAGAGCTTCTCAAGAGCGGTATTCCGCCCTTTCGAACCCAGGGAGGCACCAGGCCCACACTCGAGTTCTGAGAGGAGATCTTGCCAGTCTGGCATTTCTGCCAGATCATCATAGGCAAGATTCTTCATCCTCTGTAGGACCGTGTGAGCGTAAGTGCCAACCTCAGGTGGAGTCCATTTCGAGCAAGTCTCGTTCGATTGCAAAAAGAGCCGCGTGGCTCTCTCGCTTAGAACGGGGTCAGGCTCGGGGACGAACTTCTTCGTTATGGAATTAAGGAGTGAGCGCATTGCAACATCCCGGCTGCTAGCAGTGCTAGCGTCGCCAAGGTAATCGCAATTTTGCCAACTCTCGAAATCCATACCGGTGACCTCAACCGACCGTTGTATGTCGGCTTGAACTGCTTGATAAAGAGCACTAGGAGAAATCCCCATAGAACCATTACCTCCTGCAGGTGGACAAAGTCCAACCTGCTTAACAGACGTACAAACACGTTTCCAGTGTATGCGACCCTCACACTATGCCGGATTCTGTGGTATCACCGATGCCATCGGCCTCGGCCCACAGAACTCCGCAGTGCAAGGAGAGCATGGCTTGGATTTCCGGGTGATCATAGAGCTCAGTGCCGGCTGGCACGGAGATCTCGGTCACGATGGAAGCAACACGGTCCGTATCATTAGCGCTAGGGGTTGCCCCTTTGCGCGTCCTGATCACGTACTTGTTGTTCGGCACTGAAGAGTGCTGACCAAGCGCGTTTGGCATACCCAGGCTGCGAAGCACGGGCGGCCGCTGGAACGTAAGAGTAAAGGGCGAGCTCACAGTGTGAGTAGTGACCCCCGTCTGAGTCCCACCCAGAGCCGTGACCGCGAACTGAACCGAACTTGCGTTCGGAGGAGTATCCTCGGTCAAGGTATAGGTGGGGGAAGTAAGGTCGGTTTGGGGAGCTCCCGTAACCGGTGAACCAGGGCTGAAAGCCATGGCAGTCTCCTAAAGGTAGAGGTTAATGATGGAGTGTCGTACGTCCGGTCAAAACAACGACCGGCCCTTCCAGCCCCAGTCGTTAGCTTGTTGGGCCAACAACCCAGCTAAGTTGACGTCGCGGCGCCAAGAGAGCTGCATATCCGTCTGAAAAGACGGGAGGGAAAGTTCTGGGAGGTTTGAGATACGTGACACCAATTTGCGCTGAATACGTGCAAGACCCGTCCGAAATGTAAAATCGGTGATCCATGGTTTCGAGCCCTCGACTACGCCTGGGAGAAACATCACCCAGTTGTCACACTCGCGGACAGTGGTCTTATTGACCCACTGAAAACCGACTCGTGTGCATAAAGCGTATGCGTTGAGCACATCACCAACGTTGGTGAAGTAATCGATAACCATAGACCAGGGCGTCAATTCCCACGCTGTGGGGATGAACGCCGCAGGGTATACACCAAGGGATTCAAGGACAGAAGCGTCACTTGTCAGCAAGGATTTTGCTGCTCCTTGGTATATCACGTAAGTCGTGAAGTGAGGGTTTGAATGGCGAGTTGAGTAGGAGTACCAAATACCTATGCCAGTCTGTTTCCAGTTGGCTTTAAGGTCGGCATGTCCTACCGCTCTGAACCGTTGGACAGCGGGAGCACCCATTCGCTCGCGAAATGCGGCGAATCCGTCCTCGATGTCATTTAACAACGGAGCCCATCCATAACTATACTCAAGCCACGATCCGGAGACCGCATCGATGTACGCGTCCCGCTTATGCTTCCTGGGGATCTTAGAAGATTTTCTTATGGCACGACGGACTTTCCGTGCGCCATTAAGATAGTCATCTAAACCCTTTCGGAGAGCTTGAGCGGGGTGGCGTATACCTCGGACAGTTTCTCGTAACTCACCAAGAGCGGTTAAGCCCTCGAAATGTGAGCCGAGCTTGTCCCAGGCCTTTGCGAGACCCCGGTTCTGCGCAAGACCAACGGTGGGTAGACCTAAAGAATGGTCTGCTTTGAAATCGTGACCATACCAAGACACATTACGTCCGTAAAAGTACTGTTCCTGTTCTCCATACCCAGTATATCGGATATAGAACTCAGGTGACATGTACTCATTGAGCTCCCACTTTTCGTCTAAAAAGACGGTGGATGCATTCTCCTTAGCGAAAACGATCTGTCTCCAGTTATGGAGCAGCTCGCCAACGCGGGTGGTAGTGCGATCCAAGTGATCAGAGCTACAGGACGTTCTCCATAACACGCCGTTCTTGAACAGATGATTGTGTTCGAAAACACTCACTGTCAAGGGGCGCACTTTGGAGTACGGCTCGGTCTGTCGCGTTATAGTCAAAGCAAATACCCTCCACTGAGGGGCAAAGGATGCCCCGGGACGTCACCAATAGGTAGCCGGTACGGAGATTTCTTGAATCTCCGCCCGGTTCCCGACTGGAG